GGTGAAGTATGCACATGCACGATAAAACCCCCGAAGAACGCAAAGCTATGGCGGCAAAAGGTCTTGTTACCCGGCGCGCCAATAAAGCAAAGGCCATACTAGCGGATGAAGTGAGAGCAAAGTACGCGGGTGAATTGGGGGCGAAGATCGCTTATATGGAAGCACAGATGATAAACACAGGTCATCGACTAGAGATACACCAACTTGCAGCGTTGTCAAAAAAGACTTTGCTGCGGGAGGAAGAATTAGTAAGCGCCGCACTGCCGTGGGATGAACCAATTGGCGTATATTTCCTAGTCCAAGACCACAGGGTTGTGTACGTAGGGCAGTCAGTAAATATACTTACTAGGGTTAGGGAACACCGTGCCTCTAAGGTATTCAACCGGTTTGCCTACGTAGCCTGTACCAAAGATGAGTTGGACTTTTTAGAGTCTCTATACATCCACTACCTACGTCCAAAGTATAACGGCGAAGTTAACGGGCATGTTTTTGCGCCTTTGCAGCTACACCAACTACGTAGGGTGGGGAGGTGAAGTATGAAGGACTACCGCCTTGCTATCAAAATACAGAACAACTACTTGCTAAGCATGATGGCGCAACACGGATTAGAAACTGCTACGGATTTAAGCCGGGCAACAGGGGTAAACCCGGCACAAACTGGGGGGATGCTAAACCTTAAGATAGCGGCATACACAAAAAGAGGCGTGGCGCACACCTGTGTTAAAAGGGTATGCGACTTTTTTACTTGCACCCCCGAGGATATCTTCCCGCCGCAACACGTAGAGGAATCGTTGCCCCTGAACAAAGTGTTTATGGAGGCGAACCGCGACGAGCTAGTGCCAACGTATCTTTTGGATGGCACTGTTGACCCGCTGGAAACTTTAGTGCTAGCAGCGGGTGTGTCGGAGGAAACAAAGGAGTTGTACGACTTGTTAGACCGGTTAACTTACAGAGAACAAGAGGTGTTACGCCTCCGGTTTGGGTTTGGGCCGGAGGGTACCAAAGAACTTACGCTGGGAGAAGTCGGTGAACAGTTTGGCTTTACCAAAGAACGCGTTAGACAGATTGAGGCAAAAGCACTTAGGAAACTCAGATACCCAAGCAAACCTCCGGGGTTTGACAAAGCGAAGCATGAACGAGAGCAACTAAGTAAGCGTAGAAAATTTGCTCATAATACTAAATTGCTTGACCATATAGCGAAAGCCAAAGAAGCAATGGAAGCAGCAGAAAAATATGCAGAAAGTGCTGTTAACTATACTATGCGTGCAACCGCTACAGGCCAAACTGTCACCGCGGATGAGTGGGTGGAAGCAGCACTTGATTGCGAAAAGTATCAACGTACAAAGGATGAATACGCAGAGGCGCGAAAACAATACGCCCTTGCAAAAAAATGGGGTGAGGTATGAAAAAGTTTCTAGCTGTACTGGAGTACGTGTTTGCTTCAGCCTTTGCAATAATCGTGGTGTATGCCGCCGTTGTTTTCTTCCTCACACTGGGGCCATGAAATGAGCGACTTTATCGGGGGCCCCGCAAGGCGCGGGTTTTACGTGACGTACGTGATAACGATTTGGGCGTTTTGCGTTTACGAAGTGGCGAGAGCGTGGGGGTGGGTGCTATGAACATACCCGAACGTAACCAGATGCGCTTTGTCTTAACAGACTCGTTCAAGCGCGAGTGCCCCATTACCCCCCAGCAACTAGAAGCACACAAGAAGGCATTTAAGGCCGCGGGGGGTAAGGTTCAGTACGTCGCCCCCGGGGCATCCGCCTATGGACCACAAGGTAGCATAGCACCCAGATCATTCAAGATATCAACCGAGGAGGAACGTAATGCGAGACAACAAGCCAAACGCACTTGATACCCAGATAGGCGGGGACCACTATAAGTATATGAAAATCCAACCCATAGAGTACAGCATGGCGAACAACATGAACGCCTGCCAGCACACCGCGATTAAGTACGTAACCCGGTACAAAACCAAGAGCGGAAGGTTGGACTTGGAGAAAGCCATCCACTGCATCCAGATGCTAATAGAGTTGGAGTACGGCACGTCTAAGGACCCAGTACAGTTGGGATTGTTCGACGAGGTGCGGAATTGATTACGTGGTCCTACAGTAGCATCAAGACATTCGAGCAGTGCCCGAAGAAGTACTACCACCTGAAGGTCGTTAAGGACGTGAAGGACGTTGGTACCGTTGCTACGGTGTACGGGCAGGATGTGCACAAAGCTGCTGAGGAGTACGTCAAGTCTGGCACCCCCATACCGGCCAAGTTTTCCTACCTACAGGGGACACTCGACGCACTGAAAGAAATACCGGGGCAGAAGCACTGCGAGGTTAAGCTAGGGATAAGGTTGACGAACAAGGGCTATGCCCCCTGCGGGTTTTTTGACTCGGACGTATGGTGGCGGGGGGTAGCTGACTTGCTAATTATCCCCGGTGACTCCGCCTACTCTATTGACTACAAGACAAGCAAGAACGCCAAGTACGCGGATACTAAGCAGCTAGACTTAATAGCCGCTGCGGTGTTCACGCACCACCCCGAAGTAAAAAGGATTAAATCTGCACTGGCCTTTGTAGTCAGCAATGAGTTTGTAAAGAAGGAGCACACTGCCGACATGACTAAGTCCTACTTTGCTACGTTTACTCCCGAGCTGGATAGGCTTACAGTTGCGGAGGAGACCGGTGTCTGGAACGCTAAATCTGGCCCACTATGTGCCTACTGCCCGGTGACTTCATGTGAACACCATAGGAGAAGATGATGCCCTACGTAAACAAACCAAGACCGTACAAGAAAGAATACGCCGACTACCAAGGTACCGAGGTGCAGAAGAAGAACCGCGCCAAGCGCAATGCTGCACGGCGTGACATGGAGAAGGCCGGTAGAGTAAGCAAGGGTGACGGCAAGGACGTAGACCACGTCAAGCCGCTGTCTAAAGGTGGCGGTACAGGTACGAGTAACCTACGGGTTAAGTCCGCCAGTGCTAACCGCTCGTTCGCTAGGAATAAGGATAGCTCGGTAAAATAAATGCAAATTGTTGATGATAAGGTATTAGTTGTACGCACCAGACGCCCGAACCTGATAACCGAGAAGATCAAGAAGTCACATGTACTCAGTGAGACGGATGGGGTATATGAGGTAGCGGTTCACTGGGCACTGCCGGAAGCACAGGCGCTAGCGAAGTTGAGGATCAAAGACGTACCCTCCCCCATCAAACGGGACTATGCGTGGACGGGCAAGTTAACTCCGTTCATGCACCAGAGGGAGACAGCCTCGTTCCTTACAGTCAACAAGAAAGCATTCTGCTTTAACGAGCAGGGTACGGGTAAGACCGCTAGCGTTATTTGGGCCGCTGACTATTTACTGAAGCTGGGGGTAATTAAGCGCGTGTTGATTCTTTGCCCGCTATCCATCATGAACGCTGCGTGGCAGCAGGACATGTTTAAGTTCGCCATGCACCGCAGTTGCTCTGTAGCTTATGGGGACGCTGCTGCCCGCAAGAAGATCATAGGCGCTGGTTCGGAGTTCGTTGTGCTTAACTTCGATGGGCTGGCTATCGTGAAGGACGAGATCATAAACGGCGGCTTTGATTTGATCGTCGTTGACGAGGCGACAAGCTATAAGAACCATACGACTAACCGCTGGAAGGTACTGCGTGATGTACTGGGCGGTATTGACTGGCTATGGATGCTTACGGGTACTCCGGCAGCACAGTCTCCACTAGACGCATACGGACTGGCAAAGCTGGTGAACCCCGAGGGTGTACCGCCTTTCTTTGGTAGGTTCCGGGATCAAGTGATGTACAAAGTCACCCAGTTTAAGTGGGCACCAAAGGCTGGGGCGAAAGAAATAGTACACCAAGCACTGCAACCCGCCATTAGGTTTGAAAGGAACCAGTGCCTAGACCTGCCAGAGGTTACCTTCGTAGAACGTGAAGCCCCGCTGTCCCCACAACAGCGCAAGTACTACAACCTGCTCAAGAAGATGATGACAGTGACCGCCGCTGGTGAGTCAGTAACCGCCGTCAACGCTGCGACTAACTTGAACAAACTACTTCAGATATCAGGTGGTGCAGTGTACACGGACGATGGCAGCGTGCTGGAGTTCGACGTGAGCAGTAGGCTGCAAGTTATACTCGAAGTCATCGAGGAGGCGAGCCACAAGGTGCTGGTGTTTGTGCCGTTCACCCATACAATAGAACTGCTACGTGCTTGCTTGGAGAAGAACAAAATAACGTGTGACGTGATTAACGGCTCCGTAAGCCTTGGTAAACGCACAGACATTATCAACCGGTTCCAAACCAAGCCCGACCCGTACGTGCTTATCATCCAGCCACAAGCTGCATCGCATGGGCTTACCTTAACTGCGGCTAATACTGTTATCTGGTACGCTCCGGTTACTAGCGTAGAGACTTATCTACAGGCCAACGCACGCATCAACCGCCCCGGCCAGCACAACCCCATGACCATCGTGCACATACAAGGAAGTGAAGTGGAACGCAAGCTGTACACGATGCTCCAAACAAATGTAAGTAACCACACAAAAATAATTGACCTATATCGCCAAGAACTTGATGACAAGTAGTTGACAGTGTCAAACACAGTGGTAGACTGACCCCCCTGCAAAATATAAGGAGCCCCTCATGGAGGACTTGACCCCCGATAAACTTGTCGCAGTTTATCTTAAGATACGCGCTGCAATACAAGCCAAGGAAGAAGAAGTAAAAGAACTTAAAGATCAGATTGAACAAGTAGGCAACAAGCTGCTTGAGTTTTGCAACACCGAGAATGTAGACGGATTGAAGACCGCAGAGGGCACAGTTAGCCGCAAGGTTACTTCCCGGTACTGGACTAGCGACTGGGAGTCTATGTATGCATTCATCAAAGAACACAACGCTATGTTCCTGCTGGAGCAGCGTATCCACAACGGTAATATGAAAGACTTTTTAGCGGAGCACCCAGAGCAGTTGCCCATGGGGCTCCAAGCAGACCGTAAGTATGTAGTTTCAGTACGAAAACCAACCGCCAAATAGGAGCGAGCTATGAGCAGAGAAGTGTCTATATTTCAAAACCAAACGGGTGTAGCCGTCGGTGAGCGTAAGCTCAGTAAGTTGGGGCAGTCCCTTGCCTCCGCGTCGATGTCACGCCGTATACAAACCAACACCAACGGTACCTTCAAGCGCCTGATTAACGGCGAGCAGATCGGAAACGCCCTGCGCGGAGAGATCGAAGTTATCATCGTCGGCGCACTGCCCAAAGTATCCCGCGTGTATTACGCCGAGAAGTATGACCCGAACAAAGAAGCCACACTGCCTGACTGCTGGTCCAACTTGGGTGACAAACCCGAGAGCAACGTGCCCGCGGCGTCACACAGCAACTGCACTGACTGCCCGATGAACGTGAAGGGCTCCGGTGAGAACGGTAGCAAAGCTTGCAGGTACCAGCGCCGTATCTCTGTACTTGTTGCCAACGACCCAACGGGCGATATTTACCAGTTTAATGTCCCGGCCAAATCTTTGTTCGGCAAGGGCACTGGCAACGTGCACCCGTTTGAGAGCTACGTTAAGTACTTGGTTGGCAACGGCGAGTCCCCGGATAACGTGGTTACCAAGATTAGCTATGACGACAACGCTGACTCCCTTGAGCTGTTGTTCTCCCCGATGCGCAGTGTTAGCGACACGGAGTGGGCCATGGTGCAGGTAGCCCAGTTGCGCCCCGAGGCAGAGAACTACACCAAGATTACAGTTGCGCAAGCAGACGGTGTAACTAAGAAGCCCGCCGCTGCCAAGGCCGCAGCCCCAGAGCCCGTAGTGGAAGTAGCTAAGCCCCGTGTGACACGCTCGGAAGACCCGGACGATGCGATTGAAGAACCCGTTAAGCGCCCTTCCAAAGCCGCAGCGGAAGCACCAGTACCCGCGCCGAGTAAGTCCAAGCTTGCTGACGTAGTATCACAATGGGCAGATAGCGAGTAAATGCAATGAGCTACGGGTATAGCGCAAAGCTAGTCAAACTAAATAAGCAGGCTAGCCGTAAGCTCCTCGGTGTCCAACTGGGACGCATCTGCATTGCTAATGATGTGGCTGTGTCCCAAGTGGCTTATGAGTTAGTAGTTAGCCGACAGACTATATACAACTGGTTTACCGGCGCTACTAACCCGCATCCTGACCTAACTACCAGCGTTAAAAAGTTTCTTGCGGAGCAGCTACGCGCATGAGCGACTTTGACTTACTAGCTAGTGTTCAACCTGTAGGTGGCTGGTTTGTAATATGCGGGATGCGTAATGGGCTTAATAAGCAAATGATTGTGGCTACCCGGGAAGAGGCAGATGCGGTAGCTGCTAAGTTCCTAGCACAGAAACGTGATGTGTACTTCGCTGTTGCCAAGTTTGCTACAGACCAAAACCGCAAGAAGGAGAACGTACAGGCTATAAAGGCGTTCTGGTTGGACATCGACTGCGGTGCTACGAAAGCAGAGATAGACGAGGACACGGGTAAGCCCAAGGGTTACATCGACCAACCCGCCGGTTTGCAGGCGCTCAAGGACTTCTGTGCGTTGATAGGGCTACCTAAGCCTATCCTCGTTAGCTCCGGGCGCGGCCTTCATGTGTACTGGCCGTTGGAGAAGGAAGTTTCTCGGGAGGAATGGGAGCCCGTTTCACTACGGCTACGTGAGTTGTGCCAGCTACATAACTTCTATGTGGATGACGCCGTGTTTGATGCCTCCCGCATACTCCGAATACCGGGCACACTGAACTTCAAAGATGACCCACCAAACCCGGTAACAGTGATAAATGTTGCAGGACCTATTGAGTTTGACGCGTTCCGCCAGATGCTAGGGGTAGAGGAGTTTGTAGCTGCCCCCGTTCGGCCCAAGCGTGAAATGACCGCACTTGGTAAGGCTATGCTTGGCAACGTGGAGTCCAAGTTCAGTACCATCATGGTACGCAGTGCGAACGGGACGGGGTGTAGGCAGTTACTTTCATGCTACGAGCACCGGGAAACGCTTGAGGAACCACGTTGGTTTAACGCGCTATCAATAGCCAAGTTCTGTTCTGACCGCGACACAGCTATACACAAGTTGTCCAAGGGGCATCCCGACTACGACTATGACACGGTAGAGCGCAAGGCTAACGGTATCAAGGGCCCGCACAGTTGCGCGGAGTTTGAAGGCAAGAACCCAAATGGGTGCGAAGGCTGTCCCCACAAGGGCAAGATCACCAGTCCGATATCGCTGGGTCGAGACATAGCCCGGGCTACGGAAGAAGACAACGCCGTCGTAGTTGAGGACGAGTCTGGGGGGTTTGAGCAGGTGCAGATACCGGCTTATCCGTTCCCATACTTCCGGGGCAAGACTGGTGGTATCTACATACAAGCAGAGGACGAGGAATCGGAACCCATGCTTGTGTATGAGCATGACCTGTACATAGTGAAGCGTATGCGGGACCCCGCGGTAGGGGACGTAGTAGTTATGCGGCTTCACTTGCCTATGGACGGGGTTAAAGAATTTACGATATCCAACGCCCAGCTAACAGACAAGGCTGAGCCACGACGGATACTAGCTAGTCAGGGTGTGATATGCACGGAGAAGAAGTTCGGTCTTCTACTCGGGTACGTATACGCGTCAATCAAAGAACTCCAATATAAACGGAAGGCGGAACAGATGAGAACACAATTCGGATGGGCAGATGGGGATAGCAAATTTATCGTCGGGGACCGGGAGATTACGAAGGACGGCATTTACCATAGTCCCCCGTCGTCAACAACTGTGGCCCTCGCCCAGCACTTAGTCCCTTGCGGCACGCTGGAGAAATGGAAGGAAGTATTTAACTTGTATGGTAGGCCGGGGCTAGAGCCTTCTGCGTTTGCTGCACTGACTGCGTTTGG